CAACAAGCCCTTCGTCCACTTCTACGCGACCAAGCGGATCGGCGGACAGGTGCTCGACAGCGCAGCGATCAAGCTGCTGCGGATCGAGGCCTGACGCCGACGGGGCGCGGGGGCCATAGCCTCCCGCGCCTCTGCGCCCGCGCCGATGCTGCACCTCCGGCTTCTCCCCTGGCCGTTCGAGGACCCTTCGGCGCGGGCGCCTTCCTTCCCATTTTCAGGAGACCGCGATGACACGGCCATCCCTTCGCCGGGTGCTTTCGGGCGGCGATCTCTCGCCCGCCTTGGCCGAACTGAAGCACTGGCTCGGCATCACCCGCAGTTCCGACAATGCGCAGCTGACCGCGCTGATCGGTGCGGGGGTGGAGGCGTGCGAGGCTTTTACCGGGCTCACACCGCTCGCCGCGACCATCGAAGAGACCCGCGATGCGAGCCACGAGTGGACGCGGCTCACCACCCGCCCGATTGCGCAGGTGACCAGTGTCGAGATGCTCGATGCCGAGGGCGTGCGCACCGCGCTGGGCGATGACGAGTACGACCTGCACCTCTCGGGCGACGGTTCGGCGCAACTACGCTTGCGGCGTGGGCCGTTCGTCAGCCGGGTGGTGGTGACGCTGGAAGCCGGACTGGCGGCGGACTGGGGCAGCCTGCCCGATGGCCTGCGCCACGGCATCCTGCGCTTCGCCGCCTATCTCCACCGCGAAGGCGAAGCGGTGGCGGCCGAACCACCGGCAGCGATCGCGGCGCTGTGGCGTCCGTGGCGCGTCCTGAGGCTCGCCTGATGGCGCGCATGATCCGTGCGAGGATTCCGGCGCTCGACCGACTTGCCCATGCGCTGGAGCGGCGCGCGCTGCGCCGTCTGGACGCGCGGGCGCAGCGTCCCGGCAGCAAGTCCTGGCGCTCGGCGCACAAGCTCTGGCCCGACTTCGGAGACGATTGATGGAAACCCAGCTTTGCGCCGCGCTGATCGAGCATCTGCGCGCCGATCCCGCCATCGCGTCGGCACTCAATATCGTCGCCGAGGCCGAGATCGAGCGTGCGTCCACCCCCTGGCTGGCGCTGGTTGCCAGCGCCTCGGCGGACTGGAGTACCAAGACCTGCGCGGGGCGCGAAGTGCGCGTCGCGGTGGAGCTTCGCCTGCATGGCGACGATCCCGCGATCGGTGGCGATCTCGCCAAACGGGTCGACGCGCGCGCCCTCGCGCTCCCCGCCGCCCAGATCGGCTTTCGCGTCGTGAGCGCCACCTTCCTGCGGGGCCGCGCCGAGCGCCGCCCCCGCAATGCCCGCGCGATCCTGCGCGAATACCGCTTCCGCATCCTCGAAACCACTCAACCCTGACCCGTTCAGAAAGGCTTCCCGTCATGACCGCCCAAAAAGGCTCCGCCTTCCTTCTCAAGATCGGCGACGGCGCAGTGCCGCCCGCATACGAAACCGTCGCCGGGCTGCGCACCACGCAAATGGCGATCAACGGCGACAGCGTGGTGGTGACGCACAAGGATTCGGGCGGCTGGCGCGAATTGCTGTCGGGCGCGGGCACCCGCTCGGTCTCGGTCAGTGCGGGCGGTATCTTCCTCGGCTCCGATGCAGAGGCGCGCGTACAGGCCCACGCGCTGGCAGGCACGATCGACGATTACGAATTGTCGTTCGAGGATGGCGCGCGGCTGCGCGGCCGCTTCCTCGTCCAGCGGCTCGACTATTCGGGCGATTTCAACGGCGAGCGCAACTACACCATCCAGCTCGAAAGCTCGGGCGCGGTCGCCCCGGCATGAGCGCGGCCAACCCGGTCAGGGGCGAGGCGGCCTTGCGTATCGCGGGCGAACGGCGAACGCTGCGCCCCAGCTTTACCGCGCTGGTCGCGGCAGAAGAAGAGCTTGGCCCGCTGTTCGCGCTGGTCGAACGGGCGGGCGCAGGGGAACTGCGCCTGTCCGAAATCGCGGCGCTGTTCTGGCATTGCCTCGAAACGCGCGACGGTCTGAGCCGGGAGGCTGTGGGCGAAGCGATTATCGCGGGCGGACTGGCCGCAGCCACAAAACCGCTGCGTGCCCTGCTCGCCGCGATCCTGCAGGGCCGCTGATGAGCGAGTTCAGGAGCGGGCTTCCGCCGCTGGCTGCGCTTGCCGCACAGGCGCTCGGCTGGCCGCCGGAGGCGTTCTGGCGCGCCACCCCGGCGGAACTCGCCACCGCGCTGGGCCCGGTTACTCCCACCGCGCAAGGCATGGCGCGCGGCGATCTCGAAAGCATGATGGAGCGCGATCCCGATGGCTGATCCGACAAGCGAAACGGTCGACGAACTGCTGGTCGATGTGCGCGCGAACACGCGCGGCTTTGCCCAGGACATGGCGCAAATGCGGCGCGATCTCGATGGCGAACTGGTGTCCGGCTTTGCCCGCGCGGGCGATGTGCTGGAGCGCGGCCTGCTGTCTGCAATCCGGCGCGGTAGCCTCGGCTTCGAAGACCTGCAGAAAACAGCCAGCAAAGCGATCGACCGGATCGCGGCGCAGGCGCTGAAGCTCGGGCTGCGCCAGCTGCTTGGCGCGGGCAATCCCGCCGGTGGCTTTCTGGGAACGCTGCTCAATGGAGCACTCGGCCTGCCGGGCCGCGCCACGGGCGGCCCGGTGAGCGCGCAGCGTGGTTATCTCGTGGGCGAGCGCGGACCGGAGCTGTTCGTCCCACCGGGCGATGGCCGGATCGTTCCTGCCGCGGCGGCGGGAGATAGCCGGCAGGTCGCGGTTTCGATCCAGCTGGCTGCGCCTGCGGGCACGGCGGCGCCGGTCGCGCTGGAACGCTCCAGCCGACAGATTGCCGCGGCAGTGCGCCGTGCGATGGAGGGATCCTGATGGCATACTGGCTCGCGTCTGCCCGCAAGGGGCAGGAACACGACCACATCCAGCGTTTCGATCCGCGGTTCTGGACGGTCAATTTCCCCCGCCCGATGATGGCCAGCGTCGTCACCACCGCCCCCGATGCGCTGCGGGTGACGTGCGAGTTTCACCATTCGGGCGAGCTGGCGGGGCTGATCTGGGCGAGCGAGGACACGCTCGACCATCCGCTGCACGCCTACGCGACAGATCGCGACTATGCCCACACTGTGCTCAGCTTCCACTGGCGCAGCGGCGGGGTGATCGCGCTCGACGCGGTCAACGGCCCGACCCTGACGATCGAGGGGCGCGACGCGGCGGGCAATGCGCGCAGTTGGTATGTGCGCCTGTGGAACTACGCCGATGGTTCGCCCGAAGATGCGCTCGTAACCCTGCCCTTCTCGTCGCTTGAAAGCGGGTTCGCCGTGCCCGGCGAACCGGTCCACCCCGGCGACATAGATCGCATGTTCATCTCTCTCGTCCCGCCCGGATACGTGCCGGGGGGAGCCGATCCGCTGCCGACACGCGCGGATGGCTGGGCAGAACTGAGCGCGATTTCCTGCGACGGTGCGCGCGCCATGCTGGAAATCGGCGATAGCCTGCTGCCCGAACATGGCGAGCAGATTGCGACCGCCTACGACGACGCCTTCAACCAGACCCCGGCCCGGCTGATCCGCCAGGTTCGCCACCTCGGCTATCGCGGGCGGGTGATCCATTATGTCGGGATGAGCCATTTCTTCCGGCTGGTGCCGGGCGAAGGCCGCCTGCTCGCCGACCCCGACGGGACGCTGTGCGAGCCCGCGCGCGCCTGGCACGAAAGCCTGTTGGTTGGGCTTGCCGAAGCCGGGTTCGATCCGATCGTCTCGCTGTCCTACGAATTGCTGGCCGACCATTGCCCGGACGACTGGAGCCAGCGCAGCTACTTCGGGCTCAAGGCGCTGACTGGCTGGGATCCGCCCTCCACCGTGCTGCGCCCCACCAGCGAGCCGGCGATGGAATGGCTGCGTTCGGTTGCGCGGCGGTTCGTCGGCCTGATCGAGGCAGCGGGGGTGCCGGTGCGGTTCCAGATCGGGGAGCCGTGGTGGTGGGTCATGCCGGACGGCACGCCGTGCTTCTACGATTCATGGATCAAGGCCAACGCCCAGCCATTCGCGCCGCATATCCCGGATATGAAGCTGCCGCTTTACCAGAACCATTTCGAATTTCTCGACTGGGTCGGTACGCTTCTGGCGCAATCCACCGCCGCGCTGGCGGATGCCGTGCGCGATGCG